TCGGCCTTCTTGCGGATGACGTCCTTGTGCAGCTCCCCGAACATCAGGAGCGACGTCAGCCACTCGCCGGCGACCGCACGCTTGACCGGGTCGCCTTCCTTCTTCGACTCGTTCGTGCCGTCCTCAAGGATCTTGTGAGGCGGAACGTCCGACATCGGGTCGACGAGGACGAGGCGCGGGATCTCGGTGGTCACACCTTCGATCTCCGTCTCGGCCAGGTCGAAGTTGAACGTCATCGACCCTTCCTCGGCGCCGTTGATCTTCGCCGCCGAGAGGATGCGCTCGTCGGGGTCGTCGACGTTGCGGCCGAACAGGTACACGGCGCGGGCGTTCGCCTTGAACCCCGAGCCGGTGCCGAGCACCGCGTCGATCGCGTGCCCCTTCTTGCTGGCGCTGACGCGCGTGTGGTGCACGGCGACGAGCGCCAGGCCCGTGTTCGAGCACAGCTCCGTGATCTTCGCCGTGTGGTCGCGGCTCTCGCTGATCCCTCGCGGCAGGTGCGCCGCGAGCGGGTCGATGACCATCAGCGTGATCCCGAGCGCCTTGACGAAGTTCTCGGTCTGCTGGAGCCCGTCGGCCGTGGCCAGGTCGGGCGTCCAGAAGTGGATGTTCTTGAGGTCGGCACCGGCCACGCGGATGCGCGGTCGGCTGTCCTCTCCGCGAATGTCCTCGATGTTCGAGAACACCACGGCCTCGCCCTTCTGCTGGCTGACGTGCCCAGCGAGCCAGGCGGTGAACAAGCTCTTGCCTTGGCCCGGTCGACCGGCGACCATCGTGATCCGCGAGCGCGGGATGCGCTGGTCGATGAGCCACTTGACGAGCTTCTCCTCGGTGTCGATCGCCAGCTCGTGTCCGGCCGGCATGACCACCTTGGGCTTGCGCGGTCTGCTCACGCGCTTCTTCGGCGTGGCCATCAGACCATCGCCTCCTCTCCACCTTCGTCGTCGACGTGCCACTCCCCCGCGGCTGCGGCGAAGAGGTCAGCGTCGGTGAGTTGTGACGCCCGCCGCGACTGCGGCTCGGGCACTGGCTGCTCCACCACGTCGGAGACGTAGAGGAACGGATGATCGAACGCGTCGCGCGCGTCCTCCACGACCACCGGCTCGTACTCGGTGTCGTGGTCCTTGACGACAAGCGTGACCGTCTTGGTCTTCTTGTCGTAGAGCAGCTCGACCACGATGCCGTGGCTCGTCCGCTCGTCTAGCTGGCGAAGCATGCTGCCTCCTACTGGTTGAGTCCCTGGATGAACTGCAGAGGGCTGGCCCTCCGAGCCCGGCCTCGACTGCCTGGGCCGGACTCGCGGGGTCAAGCCGCCTTCGCCGCCGCCGCCTTCTCCAACTTGGCGATCGCGGCGTCGCGCTTGGCCAACGCCTTGATGCACGCCGGGCAGTTCGTGTAGCCCGGCGCGGGCTTGGCGACGTTGACGAGGTCGGCGGCGTCGATGCCGCAGGCCGTCTTCGTCTCGCCCGGGAGGAGCAGGTGCCGAAGCTCGATGCCTCGTCCACGCTCCTTGACGATCCGCGCTCCGCGGATCGTGATCGTCTTCGGCTCGGCCAACTTGACCGGCTTGGGTGTTGCGGTCGTGCTCATGTGAACCTCCTTCTGGAGCTCGCGGGATGCGGGCTCCGTGAGCGCCAGGCCGGACCGCAGTCGGCGTGACGCTCACGCAGCCCGCAGGCTGCGTCCTTGCTGCGCGGGCGGCTCCGTGCCTTGCGGGTTCGGATCGCCGCCAGACCTTCGCTCGGCTGGGTGGTTCCAGGCTCGCCCGCGGCTCGGTTTACGTTGGCCCCGCCTGCCGGCGGTTCGCGCCCGCCGACCTGCTGAGCCAGTCCGCGAACGCGGCGCTGTGGCTCGAGGTCGACGGGCTTGAGTTCGTGGCCTTCCTACCCGACGCGAGCGAACCGGCCTGTCCAACCTTGCGGGCAGTCGGTTCGCGCTATGCGAGCTGTACAAGGCGTGGCCGTCTTGGCCCTCGCTCCGCTGACCAGCGGTCGTGCGGAACTTGTCGTACCGAGCGAGCCCGGGCGCCTGGCCAACCGAACGGATAGACGTTCGGCGCGGCGGGGACCTTCTCGCTGCACCTTGCCAACTCATTCATCAGGTTTCGACCAAGCCGATTACACGATCACGGCGATGGCAGGCTTGTCCGGTGGTCTGGGGGGCCCTTGGCCTGACTATGTCCTGGTCTGTACTTCCTACTGGAAGGATATCACATAGCTGTCCAACATGCCACACATGCGGAGAGTGGCCAGCTATGGCATAACGCTGTCGTAATGCGGGCTGGCGGGTGCATGGCGGGCCAACGGTTGTAGGGCCAGCCGCACGACTACGGCGCCGGTACCATCGGAGTCGCGCGAGCCGGTCGCTGGTTGAGTCCCTGGAAGACGCTGCCTCACGGCCGGCTCGCTCTCGTCCAACCAGCCCGTCGTCTACGCTCCGCGTCATGGCGAAGAAGGGCAAGCTCTCGAACTTCGGAGGCAAGAAGGCGCCGCCGTTCCAGAAGGGCGGCAAGCCGAGGCCACCGTTCAAGAGCACCAAGACCAGCAAGAAGTGACCCGCGCGCTCATCCGCACGCTGCCCTGGCACGAGGAGCGTTACGCGCGAGCGGGCGAGCTGCTCGCCGAGCTCCACGTCCAGGGCGTCCAGGTCGCGCTCGTCGAAGACTCCACGCGCGACGCGATGGACACCTTCGAGCAGGCACTCGACCTGCAAGGCGACGACGACTGCTGGCACTTCGAGGACGACGTCGTGCTGACGTCGCACTGGGCGCGGAAGGCGCGCGCGCTCGAGCTCGCCAACCGAGGCCGGATCGTCCAAGCCTGGTCGCGGCGGCAAGACGACCTGACCGTCGGCTCGAGGCGGCAGCCGGGATCGACGTTCATCTCGACGTTGTGCTTCTACGTGCCCGGCCTGCTCGCGCCGGCGCTGCGCGCCTACTCGACCGACTGGCGGCGCGACTGGACACGCGAGACGTCGAAGTACAGCAAGCCGTTCACCGACATCCTCATCGCCGACTTCCTCAAGCAAGCCGGGCTGACGTACTGGCTGCACGTTCCGTCGCTCGTCCAGCACGTCGACGTCAAGTCGACGCTCGGCAACCCGGCCGGACGCGTCTCGCTCACCTTCGTCCCGTGAGGTTCCTGATCCGCACGACGCCGTGGCACGAGCGCCGCTACGCCGGCGCCCTCGAGCTCGCCGACGAGCTGCGCGCCCAGGGCGGCGACGTCGACCTGATCGAGGATCCCAACGACGGCACCCACGCGAGCCGCACCGACCGCGCGATCGCGGGCTGCGACAACTGGGAGCGCGCGCTGCTCGCCCAGGGCGACGACAACGTCTGGCACCTCGAAGACGACGTCGTTCTGACCAGCCGGTTCTGCGCCAAGGCGAGGTCGCTGTCGATCCAGCATCCGAGGCGGCTCATCCAGGCGTACTCGTCCAGGCAGGCCGATCTCGCCATCGGGTCGCGGCTCGAGCCAGGACGGTCGTTCGTGGCGACGCTCTGCGTCTACATGCCAGGCGAGCTCGCCCAGCAGATCGCCGCGTACTCGCCGGTCTACAGGGCGACATTCGACCCGGCCGTCCGCAAGCACGGCCCCGAGCCGGGCTACGACACCATGACGGCGGACTTCCTCCACGAGCACGGCCTGAGGTACTGGATCGCCGTGCCCTCACTGGTCGACCATCTAGACGGCGGCGCAGGATCGCTGCACAGCAACCCGCGTGGGCGAGGGTCGTTGACGTTCCAGCCATGAGAAGACCAGCCCGCAGTTACCTCTGTGGCCAGCCAAGATGCGGCACGATCATCGAGGCACCAGGCTTCTGTGAGGCGCACCATCAGCCTGGTCGGTCAGGCAGCACAGGCTACGGCTATGCGTGGCGCCGTGTACGCGACCGGTACATAGCCGAGCATCCGTGGTGCGAGTTGTGTGATGCGCCTGCCGTAGACGTCCATCACGTCGACCATCAGGGCCCGCGAAAACACGAGCGTTCCAACCACGAGACCAACCTGCAGTCACTCTGTCGTGCGTGCCATCGACGGCTGACTGTCGAGCACGCGAAGTGTGCGGGACTGGGGGTGTACCCCTAAGGAGGCGATGAAGGGAGCAAGCTGACGCCAGAGGCATCCAGGAAATCGACGCAAGCGAAGGGGGCTGTCCGCCATGAGGCGACGCAACACGGGTGAGGACATCACACTGGCCGAGGCGCTCGACCAGGTCGAGGCACCGGCCGAGCAGACCGAGGCAGACGAAGAGCAGGAGGAGGCACCCGAGCTCGACGAGCCGGGCACCGCCGAGCCGGAGGTCGAGCCGGACGCGGCGGCGACGTGGGAGTCCCGCATCGTCGGGCACGCCGACGTCGACCCGGAGGAGCTGGTCGGCAACCCGAACAACTGGCGGCTGCATCCACGTCACCAGTCGGAGGCGGTCGCCGAGGCGATGGACCGAGTCGGTTGGGTCCGGCCGGTCATCGTGAACAAGCGGAGCGGCAACCTCGTCGACGGCCATCTGCGCGTGGCGATCGCGCTCGAGCGAGGCGAGAAGACCGTGCCGGTCGACTACGTCGACCTGAGCGAGGACCAGGAGCGGGTCGTGCTGGTCACGCTCGACCCGACGTCGGCGCTCGCCGGCACCGACGAGGCGCAGCTCCGGTCGCTGCTGTCGGCGCTCAACGGTTCCTTCGACGTCGCCTTGACGAAGCTCGCCGACGACCTCGCGCGCGACACGTCGCGGGTGCTGCCGCCGGCGCCGACGCAGGCCGACATCGAGCGCACGTCGGACGAGCTGGCCGAGAAGTTCGCGCCCCGCACGACCGAGATGCTGGACGTGATCTGCCCGAAGTGCGCCGAGGAGTTCGCGGTCAACCTGACCGAGATGAAGCACACCCGCACCGAGGAGGTCCCGGAGGAGGTCCCGGAGGAGGTCGAGGCATGAGCCCGGTCATCACCGACCCGTCCCGCTACGAGCTGGTCGGCGACCAGCGCCGCTGGCCGTTCGTGTGGGTCGCGGTCGCCGACATCAGCGACCTGCTGCCCGAGCTCGACACGTCGAACGGCGTGCTCGAGCGGGCCTTCGGCCCCGGCCGGTCGCGGAAGCTCAAGAGCTGGGGGCACACCGGTCCGGTCGGCTGCCACTACCTGGCGACCCGGGCCGGGACGCGGCTGCACACCGACCCGGCGTACTCGCGCTACTCGCACCACATGATCGTCCGCAACGACGGCTTCCGCACGCGAGGCCTCGCCGAGGCGCCGGACTCGTTCCCGATCCTCAAGCCCGGCGTCTTCTACTGCCTGGACGCGCACTCGCCGCACGAGGTCCTGATCGACCGGCGTCTGTCCGGGCTGCGGGTCGCGCCGGCGCTGTACAAGCTCGACGTCACCTTCGACACCGACAAGCCGATGTCGGAGGGGCAGGCCGAGGCGATCTTCCGCGAGCACCTGGCGAACGTGCCGGTCGAGGCCGGGATCGACCTGGCGCGGAAGACCGCGCCGGCGCCCAGGTCGGGAGCGCGACCCTGATGCCCGCCAAGAGCCGACGACAGCAGAAGGCGCTGTACGCGAAGAAGGGGGCGGCGTGGGTGAAGCGCCACCACTTCGACAAGCTGGCGCCGAAGGCGAAGCGCAAGAAGTGACCGAGCTCGTCACCGGCGAGGACCGGAAGCCGACCGGCCTCGGCCTCCGCGTCTACTCGCAGCAGAACGTCCGCGACGCCGCCTACGACCGGGTCGAGTGGATCTTCCGCGAGTTCGACCAGGTGATGTGCAACGTCTCAGGCGGCAAGGACTCGACGGTGCTGTTGAAGGTCTGCCTCGACGTCGCCGAGTCGCTGGGCCGGCTGCCCTTGAAGGTGTACTGGCTCGACCAGGAGGCCGAGTGGCAGAGCACGGTCGACCTGGTGCGGGAGTGGATGCACCGCGACGACGTCGAACCGGTCTGGCTGCAGGTGCCGTTCCGGATCTTCAACGCCTCGTCGCAGATCGACCACTGGCTCTACGCCTGGGACCCGGCCGCGAAGGGCAAGTGGGTCCACGACCAGGACCCGCTCAGCTTCAAGCTGAACCGGTACGGCACCGACCGGTTCCACAAGCTGTTCAACGGCGCACTCGAATGGCACCTGGGGCGCGGGAAGGCGTGCGGCATCTCCGGTGTCAGATGCGAGGAATCACCGACGCGTCGTCAGGGCTTGACGCATCAGGCGTCGTACAAGTGGGTGACGTGGGGCCGCGTGTCGAACGGCAAGCTCGGCCACTACGCGTTCTACCCGCTCTACGACTGGTTCTCGTCCGACGTCTGGAAGTTCATCCACGACAACGACCTGCGCTACTCGGTGCACTACGACCAGCTCTACCAGCGCGGCTCGCCGATCCGCCACATGCGCGTGTCGAACCTCCATCACGAGACGGCGGTCAAGAGCCTGTTCATGCTGCAGGAGATCGAGCCGGACACGTACGAGCGCCTCGTCGACCGGATCGGCGGCGTCGACATGGCAGGCAAGCTCGGCCTCGCCGACTACTTCCCGGACGAGCTGCCGTTCATGTTCTCGAACTGGCTGGAGTACCGGGAGTACCTGCTCGACCACCTGGTCGACGACGACTACCGGCCGGCGCTCCGCCGTCAGTTCGCCGCCGTCGACCGTGGGCTGCCGCCCGGGTTCCGGCAGGGTGGACGGTTCCAACAGGTCCGGTCGATCCTGACGTGTGACTGGGAAGGAGCGAAGCTCGAGACGTGGTTCAACAGCCCGCAGGTCTGGAAGGCGAGGAGAGCATGGTCGGACCAGAAGCTCGAACGGCTGGGCACGAAGTAGACGCGCCGCACCTGTCGCAGCCGGTCGCCCACGTCAAGTGGGTGCCGCACGAGCTCGTCGTGGCGAACGACTACAACCCGAACAAGGTCGCCAAGAACGAGCTGCGGCTCCTGTGGCTGTCGATCAAGAGCGACGGCTACACGCAGCCGGTCGTGACGATCTACAACGCGGAGCGGCACCTGTGGGAGATCGTCGACGGGTTCCACCGCTGTCTGGTGATGAAGCGGTACGACGACATCAGGGCGATGACCGGAGGGCTACTGCCGATCGTGGAGATCGACAAGCCGATGGCCGACCGGATGGCGTCGACGGTGCGCCACAACCGGGCGCGCGGGAAGCACTCGGTCAGCGGCATGAGCCAGATCGTGTTCGGGATGCTCGACTCCGGCATGGACGACGTCGAGGTCTGCGGCGAGCTCGGCCTGACACCCGACGAGCTGCTGCGCTTGAAGCACATCACCGGCTTCTCCAAGCTGTTCGCCGACGTCGAGTACAACCGCGCCTGGCAGACCAGACGGATGATCCAGCTACGCCGAGACTGGGAGGTGAACCACGCCGAACGAATCGAAGCCGAGCACAACGCCGACCGAGCCTTCCTCGACGACGGACAGGTGGGAACGTGACCGCTGCTCGTCGCTGACGAAGTCCGGCTCCCGGTGCAAGAACCGGGCGACGATCGGCGACCGGTGCGGCAAGCACGCTGAGGGCGGCTCGTCGGTGTTCTCGCCGGACCGGGCCGGGCACCTGACCGGGATCATCGCCGCCGGCAACTCGACGCAGACGGCGCTCAAGGTCGCCGGGATCGCCAAGTCGACGTTCCACGAGTGGATGCAGCGCGGCGCCCGGGGCGAGGAGCCCTACGCCGGGTTCCGCACCGACATCGAGCGCGCGCGGGCGCAGGCCGAGGCCCGGCACGTCACCCAGGTCGCCGCCGCCGCCGTCGACGACTGGCACGCCGCCACGTACATGCTCGACCGGCAGCTTCGCCGGCGCGACGACCTCGAGGAGGAGCTCGTCGCCGACGTGTCCGGCGTCCTCGCAGAAGTGCTCGCCGCTGCCACCCAGGAGGCCCACAGGGCGCTGGAAGCCTCCGGCGAGGACGCCGAGCTGTCCGAGGGCGCCATCGACCGCTACGCGGCTTCTGTGGTCTGCTGGCGGGCGCTGGAGTACGAGTGGATCCGGCTCGGCCGTCCCGCGACGACGCTCGGCGGCGCGACCGGGCTGGCGCAGGTGCCGCACCCGCTGATCGGCGCGATGGCGTCCGCCAGGCGGGAGGCGACCGAGCTCGCGGCCGTGCTCGGACTCGACCCGCGCTCCCGGCAGCGCATCCGCAGGCCGATCGGCGCCGGGCGTCCGCTCGGAGCGGCGTCGTCGCCTGACCGGGCGCAGCCTCCGATGCGGCTGGTCAAGGGCGGCGCTGAGTGACCGTCGTCGACGAGATCGTCGAGCCCAGGCGGTGGCGGAAGTACGGCGAGTACACGCGGGCGATGCACTTCGCCTGGTGGTGCAAGGAGCACTGCATCCAGTCGGTCGGGCAGTTCGCCAACAAGCCGCTGACGCTCGAGCCGTGGCAGATGGAGATGATGGGCGAGGCGCTCGCCGAGACCGAGAACCAGGAGACGTACTGGCTGACCTGTGCGCTGGTGATCCCGAAGAAGAACGGCAAGACGAGCCTGCTGGCGGCGTTCGGCCTCTACCACCTGATCGAGGACGAAGGGACACCGGAGATCCTGTTGGCTGCCGCGACGGACAGGCAGGCGGGGCGCCTGTTCGAGATGGCGGTCAGGTTCGTCCGCCGCGACCCGTGGCTTGCTCAGAGGCTCGTAGTCCGCGAGCAGGGCGGCACGATCAGCCGCGCCGATGGGTTCGGCTCTCTCATCAGAATCTCAGCCGACAGCGGCGCGGCGTCCGGGTACGGCCCGAGCTTGGTGGTCGCGGACGAGCTCGCCGACTGGCACACACCGAGGCGGAAGCGGACGTGGGCGAACATCGCCACCGCCGGTCAGATGATCCGCGACCAGGTGCACGTCTTCATCATCTCGACGGCCGGGGAGCCGGTCGAACGCGTCACCGGTCTGCTCGGCCAGATGATCGACCGCAACGAGGTCGAGGGCGAGGTTGAGCGCATCCACCGCGCCTTGACGATCAGCCGGAACCATCCGGGCAAGACGCTGATCTACAACTACGACGCGCGCACCCTGGACCCGTTCAACATGGACGCGATCAAGGCCGCGAACCCCGCGAGCTGGGTGACGACCGAGCGGCTGCTAGAGACGGCGCACTCGCCGGCGCTCACGCACGGCCGGTTCCTCCAGCTCCACGGCTGCGTCTGGACGACCGCCGAAGGCAGCTTCCTCGAGCTGGAGGTCTGGAGGAGCCTGGAGGTCAAGGACGCGAAGCTGGCCGAGAAGGACCAGGTCACCTTGGGCTTCCGCGGCACCGACACCTGCGCCCTGGTCGCCTGCCGCCGCGAGGACGGGATCCTGTTCCTCACCGACGTCTGGCTGCCTCCCGCCGACGAGGTCGTGGATCCCGAGGACGTCGACGACGCGCTGCTGGCCGCGATCGCCAAGTACCAGGTCGCCGGCGTGTTCTGCTCGTACACGCCCGAGTGGGCGACGCTGGTCGACCAGTGGCGCAAGTCGCTCGGCGGCAAGCGGGTCGTGGACGTGCCGATCGAGCGTGCCTCGCCCAAGACGTCGGACATCACCGCCAGGTTCCGCGCCGACGCCCTCCAGGGCCGTCTGCACCATTCACCGAGTCGTGACTTCGACGCCGCGATCGCCGCCGCCAGGATCAGCCGGACGCGGAATCTGCCGTACGTCACGTCGGACGATGTGGGCGGTAGGCCGGTGAGCGCGTGTCATGCTGCGCTCTTGGCGTGGGAGGCGAACATCCTGCTACCTGACAGCAAGCGCAAGGGCGGTTACAACTTCCTCTGAACATGAGCACCTACGCGACGACGCCGAGGCCACCGAGGGTCGAAGACCGCACTCCGGACGACTGGCTCGACATCCTGCTCGCGCAGCTCACGATGCAGGCGGCGACCGCCCAGGTGTACGAGGCGTACTACGACGGCCGTCATCCGCTCCAGTTCGCCACGTCGAAGTTCCGGGAGGCGTTCGGCACCCTGTTCGGCGCGTTCGCCGACAACTGGTGCCAGATCGTCGTCGACGCCCCCGTGGAGCGGTTGAAGATCGTCGGGTTCCAGAAGGGCGGCACGCCGAACGACCAGGCGTGGACGATCTGGCAGGACAACGACCTCGACACCGAGAGCGTGATCGCCCACACCGAGGCCGGGAAGTGCGGACAGTCGTTCCTCCTCGTCGACCCGACCGGCGACGAGCCGAAGATCACCGTCGAGCACGCCGGACAGATGGTCGTGATCCGCGACCCGGCCGGACGCCGCGAACGGCTGGCCGCGTTGAAGCGGTGGCTCGGCGACGACGGCTACGTCAACGTCTACCT